CTTTTATTAACGGTTTTTCTTTTATTAACGGTTTTTCTTTTATTAACGGTTTTTCTTTTATTAACGGTTTTTCTTTTATTAACGGTTTTCTTATTTTTTATTCCCATAGCATTATGTTGTATACTATGTATGCTATTAATACTTGGCATACTATGTATACTATGTATACTATGTAAACTATTATTTGAATGACTAGATATATCCGAAACAACATCATTCACTGGCACTTGTAAATCAAAAAATTGTTGTGCTGATTCTAAAGAAGCACGAGATGAATTTTCAGAAAAAGAAAAATTATCAAAAGTGTCGTTTAATATATTTTCATCATCTTCTTCATTATTACCCTCTGATAAAAATGTTGTATCATCTATATTATCCCATGTGTCCAATATTTCGTCTAATGAAGACTCAGGTGACATATTTATTGAAACAATTAAAGAACCAATTAATCTTTGTATATCATGTGTTTTTTCGTAATATTTATATAATTTATTTAATATATTTTCACTATCTGTTTCCATATCTTTTGTTGCTAGGAAAGCATTAATTTCATTTATAAATTCTGTTTTCTTTAAGTTTACCATATTATAATATATTATATGCCTAATAAAATATATTATTTATTTATTTATTTTCATTTTTTAAAGACCTCCGGGGAATCCAACTAAATTAGCACCAATACCAAAACCTGCTCCTGAACGCGCAGTAGCACCCATGGAAGGAATATATGTGTCTAAAATGGCGAATGTAGCAGCAGCTGTTAAAGCAATTAGAGAGATTTCCTCAAGATTTAACGAACGTTTTGGAATAGCAAAAGCAGCAATTGCTACCATTAAGCCTTCTATTAAATATTTAATAATACGCTTAATAAGTTCTGTTACATTAAACATACTCATCTTTTATATAAAATAAAAAGAAAAAAATAATAATAATTTTTATAAATTATTACTTAAAACGAAGAATATATTAAATAATTATGAGTGGTAAATCTAAGAATAATGGTTCTAAAAAAATCGCCTTTGAAAGAAAGGAAAAAAAAGATGGTTCTCCTAATACTAAATATGTCGATTTATTAGAAGTTGATAAACCTATTGCCGGACAAGCATTTGGATGCTTTTCATTTATTTCTCCTGAAAATATTATTAAACAAAGAGAATTGTTTTTCTTCGAAGAATTCCTAAAGAAATGGGAAATGAATAAATCTATGGAAAAGTTTCATCAATTTTTAAATTTTATTTCTTTTAAATATAAGTTAACATTCGAAGATATTACTAAAGATTTCGAGGGATTTGTTAAAGAAGAACGCGAATCTATTATTAATTCATCCATTGAGGACGATTATAAAACATTCTTGGACCGTGAAGAAGAGGAACTCGAAAAGAAATTTAATGTTAAGCATAATTTTCAAACATCTGTCCGTGGATTCAAATCAAGAGGTAACTTTTCCTCCCAAGAAGAGGCAGAATTACGTGCTAAATTATTAAGAGAAACTGATCCTCATTTTGATGTATTTGTTGGACCTGTTGGCACATGGCTTCCTTGGGAACCCGAGGCCTATAAGACTGGTAGAGTGGAATATATGGAAGAAGAGTTGAATCAACTTGCGCATGAAAAGAAGAAGAATGAAAGCGCAGCTAAAACAGCCTTTGAACAAAGAGTAAAAGAAACCAAGCAAAAAGCAATTGATGAGAATAAAAAGAATGCGGAAAAACATGGTAATGTTGTTACTCAGGATATAGACGAAGAAGGAAACTTAATCGGCGCTGGAATTAATAATACAGAGCAAAAATTTGGCAATAAAGAATCAGAAGCCATATCGGCTGCTGACATTAGGAGTGAATTATTCGAAAGTGAAAATGTTGTTGTTGGTAAGACTGATTATGGACAATCTTTACTAAAATCTGGACCATTTGCTCCTAAAAAGGATTAATTTTTACACATTTTCTCATTTAAAACGCCCATTTTATAAATATGTTCTAATTTGTTCCCATCCGTTTCTTGTATCGTAATAACATATTTCAAATACGTTGGTTTCGTTAAACCCATAATCATAACATAACCCTACTCTAGAATCTATATCAAATCCAAATTCAAAATAAAAATCTTTACCACGCAAATCTATATTTTTCATTATTACAATTTTTTTACTTATAACTGGCATAATAATATTATATCTTTCATCATTTTTATGTATTACATTTACATATTTACCATTTTTATATTTTATTCTGCCATCATATTCTAATATTACATTTAATACATCTTTTGGAATATATATATTTTTCATTATTATGATTTATAATATTACTATTTTAAATCATAATAAAATTAAATATTACGGGCGGTTTAAATGAGAAAAGGTGTAAAAGAATTAATAAAAAAATTGAAAGTTATAATTTTTATTTCATTAAAAATAATTATAACATAATTAACGAATATGGAAAATTCACTCTCCATTCCTATTACAGAACCTAAACTATGGACTGCTGTTACGAAATTAGAATGGAACGCAAATTTAAAAAGTTTGGTTCTTTCTTGTATAGATGAACCTGAATTTTCATCTCGATTTCCTACTAAGAACGATTATGCTTACTATTGGTCAAAATTGATTAGATATATGGACCATTATTATGATCTATCACCAGAAAAACCGGATAAATTTATATTTCTATTATTATTAACATATCCACGACGATATGTTGCTAATCTACGCAGCTTTTTACAACTAAAGATAGCATTTAATGAACTTATTTATAAAAAAACAAGTGATAATTCCGATTTTACTTGTATTGGCTACTATTATGGAGATAACTCGAATTGTATTTGTAGCCAACATATTGAAAATGTATATGAATTTCAAAATAATCTTTCGGGTATTATTTTCAACGTTGGAAGTGTGTGTAATAATCGCCATAGAGTCGTAGAAGAAGATGATGAAAATTATAAATTAATGAAACGTGCTGAAAGAGATCGAAGAGAAGAAAGAAAAAATGGATGGCCAGAAGGCACTATTGAAAATAAGCGTATTCAACAAAAACTAATTAAACAAAATAAACAAAATAATCAAAATAATCAAAGGGTTAAAAACCCAAGTACAAATAGTAATAATAATAGTTCCGATGATAATTCAGATACATATATGACGGATACTCGATGTTATATATGTTCTAAAACGAAATTATTTTGTCAACGTTCCAATGGACAAAAAAATGTTTGTTCAACTTGTATTCCAGCAAGATTCAAAACCTTCAATAAAAAAGTATTAAAAGATATAATAAAAAATGTAGCCATGATTTCTTGTTTTAACTGTAAAATAGAAACAAAAAAACTTAAAAATACTGATCTGTGTTTAATCTGTAAGGATACTCATAAATTATCAAAGTGTCTCAAATGTATTAAAAACTTTACGCAGCATTTGGTTAAGGATGAAATATATTGTCCTCTTTGCGAACCAACTGTAAAAAAATGTGTAGATTGTTCAGATTATATTATGTATTCTGAAACTCATAAAACTAGATGTTCATCTTGTTTCAAAATGAAAAAACAAAATGAAATACATATCGATAAAATTTGTGAGAAATGTAATATAGAATTTGATGTAACCGATGAATTTGAATGGAGAACTATTTGTAATCCATGTTATAAAAAAGGATTTATAACTTGTAATGGATGTAATAAGTCTATAAAAATTCTAACTGTTCAGAAAGAATCCAAAAATAAAGGGAGAAACTTTTGTATATGTAAAAATATGAATTGTCCTCTTCAAGGAGTATATATATGGTTGTAGATGATTATATTATTAATTAAACATTAATTATAATATATAATTTATTCTTTTAGCCTTTTATTCTTTTATCTTTTTTGGTGGTAATACCGAAGCAATACGTAACATATCTTTTTTTGGTATTAAAGCTGCGTCGTCATTTATACTGACTTTGTTAGTTATTTGAGTATCTGGATTAATATAAATAGGTCTTTTTGGTTTAGGATTAGGTGTCAATGGAGATATAATTGGAACTGGAACTGGAACTGGTGTCTTAAATTTATACATAGAAATGATATTCGACACCAATTCACTCCTCTGTATATCAGTATTATTTAATTCAATTAATTTTATTTTGTCTAGTATGTTATATTTACCATATATATTTATTTTTTCCATTAACTCTTTTAACCCATTATTCTCTTGTTTATCACTTTGTTCTAAATCTCCTGTAATTACCATACGACTATTTAGACCAATCCTAGTCAAAAGCATAAACATTTGATTTGGACTACTATTTTGCATTTCATCTGCGATTATAAAAGCATTCTTAAATGTTCTACCGCGCATAAAACCTAATGGAGATATCTCGATTTGACCATTTAAAACCATATTTGTTAGTTCAGATTTTGTATAATATTCTTCAAAAATATCAAAAATGGGCCTTGTCCAAGGATCCATCTTCTTTATCATTGTTCCTGGTAAAAAACCGATTTCTTCTTCTACTGGAACCACTGGTCTTGTTAATATGATTTTGTCTATTTTTTGTTGTTTTAGATTTTCGACCGCCGTTGTACATGCTAATAATGTTTTTCCAGTCCCAGCTGGACCTGTCACTGTTAAAATATAATCCTCTTTTTGATTTAGAGCATTAACATAATCCTTTTGATTTTCCGTCTTTGGTTTATACAATAGAGATAATTTGTTAGTTGATTCTTTTTTCATCATTACATTCATTCTTTTACAACTGTTAAATCTTTTGTTAGCATTAGCATAACAAATTGTTCTAGAATTTATTGTTAAAACAAATGCTACTGTAATAAAGGGAATTATATACATTATATTATTAATATAAAATTATTTTAAGTTGTTTGATAATAATAATCGTTATTAAAAATTACTTTATTTTTTATGCTTCGACTCATTTTTGCTGCTGAAATATTTTCACTTTCTGCTGCTTTTACAATGCTATTCCATGTGCCTAATAATTGATTTGTAGTTAACTCGATTTTGTTTACTTTTTTCCCTGTGGAGCAAATTAACTTTGGTTTTAGAACAGTTTTCTTAAGTGATAATCCAAGTAATAAATCTTCTAATTTAATAAAATAATAATGAATTTCTTTGGATTTTTTGGTATCAGATAATAGACAAAATAATTTAAATGTAGTAATATTTAACATAATATTTTCTTTATTATGGCCGCCGTGTTTTTTGTTCTGGAAATCTTGCTGTGCGCTATCGGAAAGCAATATTATATAGTCATTATTAATTTTAAAATGTTTTTCTAAAATTGTTTTGGCTTTAATTTTAACACTGAAACCCATCCATTTCCATATTTTATCAAGTTCAACAACAAAATCATTAGTTGGATGATAATTTAAATAACAATAAAAACTAGATAAAAATAATTGTTGTTCAAAACCTGTAAAGTTTTCCTTAATTTTATTTAATAATTTATTATTATATACGTTTGATAACTTTGTAATTGGATTATTTTCAATTAAAGCTACAATGTCTAGTGATTCCATAATTATAATTAATTAAAAAGATTGTATTTAATATTTTAATTTGCTTTTATAATTAAAAACCAAGATATTAAATTAAAAAATTAAGTTTTTACCATTTGCTCTTTTTAACCGCTATTTTTGGTCCTTGGCCTCTTTTTTTCACATTGTTAGGGTCATATTGTTCGTCTTCGTCGTCATCATTTAGTTGTCTGGATAAATCCCAGAATTCTTTTGAACCTAATCGGAAGTCATTGTGCGCATCTGCTTTATACCAAAACACTTGGTCTTGTAATTTGTTAGACTTCGAATTATTATTTATTACCAAGCACTCGAAATTTTCAGTACATTGATCCATCACTTGACAAAAGGATTCTAATGTTGGAAACATACCAGCATAGTTTTCATAAATACGCTTTCGATTTGCTATATATGGTTCTCTTAAAATAAAGACGTAATCAATGTTAGTTCTTAGTGTTGGAGGTATACCTAAAGGATATTGCATTGTAATGAGTAACATGACCTTCCAGTGTCTCCCATTCATAAATAAAAGACGCATCATTTTGTCTCGCGCCCATGAATTATCATATAAACAATCGTCTAATATTACAAAAGTTCTTGGATCTATTGTGCTTCTATTAAATTGTTCCATTTCTTTTTTTATTTGCTTCAATACACCACGCTGTCGCTTTAATATATTTTCTATTATAGCCGTATTGTATTCATTGTGTATAAATAACTTTGGCACTAACTTCCCATAGAAACCATTTCCTTCTTCTGTTCCCGAAATAACAGTTCCGATTGGGATATCCTGATGATAATATAATAAGTCTCTTACTAAAAATGACTTACCTGTATCACGTCTACCTATTAATACCACGACAGGACCTTTTGTTTCATTTGGCTTAAAACTAATACTTTTCATATCAAATCTCTTTAACTCCAAGTTCATTATTATTATTAAACAGAATTAATTTTTATTTATATTTAACGAATGTAAAAAATATATCTACACTAATAATTTATATTTTTATTTAGAAATAAGTATTAACTAGAAATATTTCATAATTTCCATTAATTAATTAATCAAAATAATAAGTTAAATATTATTATAATTTATATTTTAATTAGCTAATGACGTTTACTCTTAATTATCAAAAACGCAAAAATATTAATCTATTTAATAAATTTCAAACTAACAAACATATCAATTTAGAAAATGTTCAAAATTATATTCCTATTTATAACAGATTTTTTTCATTAAACAATAATAATTATAATTCTATTAATTTAAATCATAAATGGTATATTTCTGATATTAAAGAACACAAAAATAAAAATCAGGAATTAGAGGATAAAAATATATTTAATTGTAAATTAAAAAATATCAATGACGATGAGGATTTAATAAATAACCAAAAGGTTTTTATTAAATTAGCCCCTCTTTTAGATCCATTTAAATATATTGTTGGGAAATACAACCATGCTGACCCAACCCTTTTTAATTTACCATCCTTTGATACTTCCATTAAAATACATCCAAAATTAGCAGATCCTAATAATTCTTCCTTTGTAGATGGATTTTTCGCTTTTTTAACAAGTATATTATTAAATGAACATAGCTTTATAAATGGTATTGATTATTATGGATCATTTTTAGCAATAAAAAACGATTATAAAATCAATATTATAGATGATCTGGATTATCTTTTACAATCTGATTTTTTTATTAAGCAACAAAATACACTTTTCAAAGTGGAAGATTATTCCCATTTAATTAATAATTATAAACCGCAACAATTACAGCCATTAAAATTTTCTACTAGTTTATCCTCAAATCACTCAAATATATCGGCTAAATCAATTGATGAATCTATTTTTGAAAATATATTTGAGACAAATAATGTTGTCTCGTTAAAAGATATTAAAACTTTAAAATTAGAACTAATTGATATAACAGATTCGAATGATTTTATGAATATAAACCAAAAAAATTTTGATACTTTAAAATCTAGTTCTACCTGTTCTTCCCGAACTTCCCACACAAATGATAACGATTTACATAATGATGGGTCAGAAAATGGATTTGAATTAGAAAATGAACTTGAAGAAGGTATAAATCAGACTGAGATCAATTCAAGTAAACAATCCGGATCTGGTTCTGAATTAGACGATTACGAGTCAACGGATAATTCAATAATAGAAGAAGAAAGATTAATACTTACATTTAATAAATTTCCAGTCCAAGTAATTTGTATGGAAAATTGTGAGAGCACATTTGATGAATTAATTATTAATCAAGAACTAACAATAGATGAATGGTTTGCTGCTTTAATGCAAATTATTATGATTCTTTTAACATATCAAAGAGTTTTTGCCTTCACGCATAATGACCTTCATACTAACAATATAATGTATATTTCAACTAACAAAAAATTTATATATTACACATATAAAAAGAAAACCTATAAAGTTCCCACATTTGGAAAAATATTTAAAATTATTGATTTTGGTAGGTCGATTTATAAATACAATGGTAATACCTTTTGTAGTGATAGTTTCCAAACGGGTGGAGATGCTGCCACTCAATATAATATAGAACCCTATTTTAATGATAAAAAACCACGTTTAGAACCTAATTTTAGTTTTGACCTTTGTAGATTAGCATGCTCTATTTTTGACTATGTAGTAGATGATTTTGAAATGATTCGAAATATAAATGATTGTTCGCCAATAGTTAAATTAATTGTGGAATGGTGTATTGATGATAATGGGATTAATGTTTTATATAAAAATAATGGAGTTGAGCGTTATCCCGATTTTAAGTTATATAAAATGATCGCTCGATGTGTTCATAAACATACTCCGTCTGCGCAATTAGACCGCCCCGAATTTAATAAATTTATTATACCAAATAAAAATATTCCAAAATCTGAACAAATAATAAATATTGATGAATTACCTTGTTATTGTTAAGAAACTATTATATTATTTTTTTATAATTATAATATAATATAATGAACGATGATTATGGATTTATTATTACAAGGCATGTTACAAATCCACAAACTAACAATTATTGGAACCAAAATGTAAAACTAATTAGAACATTTTACCCTTTAAAACAGATTGTCATTATTGATGACAATAGTAAGCAAGAATTTATTAATTCTTTTTACCCATATCAAAATCTTACTGTGATTCAATCCGAATATCCAGGTAGAGGAGAATTATTACCATATATATATCTATTAAAATATAAGTGGTTTCCAAATGCGATTATAATACACGATAGTTTATTTGTCCATAGAAGAATCCCATTTGAATCCATTAAAATGCCCGTTTTACCACTTTGGCATCATGAATATGATAAAGAAAATCTAGATAATATTTTAAGAATATCATCTGTTTTAACGAATAATTTAAATATTATCAGAAAATTAAAAGGCACAAATTTAAATGTATTAGGTTTTGATAAGAATAAATTTAATTTATGTTTTGGAGCCCAATCATTTATTAAATTATCTTTTTTAGAATTATTACAAAGGAAATATAATATTACTAATTTAGTAAATGTAATAAAAAATAGAAAAGATAGGTGTGCTTTCGAAAGAGTTATTGGTGCGTTATTTTGTGAAGAATTTCCCCTAATAAAAAGAATAAAATCACTTTTTGGAGATATAGTGCTTCAAAACAAATCATTTAATTACACATTTGAAGATTATAAAAATGATTTAAAGAAAAGAAAAGTAATTTACCCCTTCGTTAAAGTATGGACAGGTCGTTAAAAAGGAGGATTATCAGTAAATGCTGCTGGAGCTAAAGGAATAATGGTTTCATTAATAACGGGATTTAACTGATTAAAAATAAAGTAACCCGATACTACACTAACATAAACTAACAAGGAATCTCTTATTAATAATTTAAGTGGCTTTGGTTCTTTATCCACGTATCTCATCTCTAAAAATTTGGCCATAAAAAATATTACGGAAATAATAGCGGCTACTAAAAATATATTATTCATATTACAATATATTTTTAGTTTTCTAATTATGTAAGAACGCAAAAAATTTATGCTAAAACTTCTATATCATCTAATAAAAATTCATCATCTAGCTTTATATTTGGGGGATTAATTACATGAATATCTAAATCATCTAATTTAATATCTTCATTTAAAATATTAATTTTTTCATTATCTTCTTCTTCATCCATTTTTCTTTTCATATTTCTTAATGCACTTATTTCCTCTAAACGTTGTATTGTTTTTGGTGCTGTTACTAATTCTTCTTCCCCACTATTATTCACCATTGAATCTACATCATTAAATTTTAAACTAACATTTTCGTTTTTACCTTCGAAAATAGCTTGGGTTTCTTCTTTCACTTGAGGCTGAATTATTTCCTCCTTGATTTCCTCTACAACATCCTCCTCCACAGTTTCATCCATATAAGCTCTCAAAATACTTTCTACTGGAATACTTTCTCTCACTGAATTTAATATACATTCTTGAACAATTATTTCTAATTCTCTGTTATTTTTTTGAACTTGTAATG